AACAATGTAGCTTTAGGTAGTTGTGCTTTAAGAGATAATACAACAGCAGCGAATAATATAGCAGTAGGTAAAGGTGCAGCTTTAAAAACTACAACAGGTGGAAATAATACAATAGTAGGTATGAACTCTTTTAACTGTAACACAACAGGTTCATCAAATGTAGCTATAGGTCAAGCCGCTTTACAAGAAAATACTACAGCAGCTAATAATACAGCCGTAGGCGTTAGTTCTATGCAAGTAAACACAACAGGTTCGGAAAACACAGCAATAGGTTTTAGTGCTTTAGTCAAAAACACAACAGGTTGTTATAATCAAGCTGTTGGTAATTTTGCTTTAGCTTGTAATACGACAGGTTGCCAAAATGTTGCTATGGGTTTGCTCGCTTTACAAAAAAACACAACAGGAGATAACCATGTTGCAATAGGAAGACTTGCTTTAGCTTGTAATACGACAGCAAATGATAATACAGCAGTAGGTCTTTGTGCTTTATATACTAACACAACAGGTGCAGTAAATGTTGCTTTTGGTGGCTACTCTTTACTAGATAACACGACAGGTGCACAAAACACAGCAGTAGGAATTAGCTCTTTAGAAAATAATACTACAGCATCTAATAACACAGGTTTAGGTTATAGAGCATTATATTTAAACACAACAGGTACTCAAAATACATCAGTTGGAAGAACTTCTTTAGATGCCAATACTACAGGAGATAACAACACAGCAGTAGGTATGAATGCTTTAAGTGAAAACACAACAGCTGATAACAACACAGCAGTAGGTTATAATGCCTTATTTCTTAACACAACAGGTTCAGGAAATGTAGCGGTAGGTTCTTTAGCAGGAGATGCTCTTACAACAGGTGCAGAAAACACTGCATCAGGATTTTGTGCTTTAACAACTGCAACAACAGGAGATGGTAATACAGCATTTGGTAATAGTGCTTTAAGACTTACTACAACACCTAACGATAACACAGCAGTTGGTAGAAATGCACTTTGTACAAACACAACAGGAGCAAATAATGTTGCTGTTGGTGCTTATTCTTTATTAGCCAATACTACAGCATCAAGTAATACAGCAGTAGGTATGGGTTCTCTTAATGCTAACACAACAGGTGCAAATAACACAGCAGTTGGTCTTTTAGCTTTAACTGCTAATACAACAGGTTGTGAGAATGTTGCAGTTGGTACAGAGGCTATGAATACAGGTACAACAGCTTGTAGAAGTGTGGCTGTTGGTTATAGAGCATTAAAAAGTGTTCAAACTGGTACTAATAATGTAGGAGTTGGATTTTGCTCATTAAATGCTATTACAACAGGTGCAGCAAACACAGCACTTGGAGATATTGCTCTGTTAAGCACAACTACAGCTTCTAGCAATACAGCAGTTGGTGGTAGTTCTTTACTAGCTAACACAACAGGTGCTAACAACACAGCAGTAGGTATGAGTGCTTTAGGTGCTAACACAACAGCTTCAAACAATGTAGCAGTTGGTAAAGATAGTTTATCGGCTAACACAACAGGAACTCAAAACACAGCAGTAGGTAAAGGTTCTTTAGATAGTGTTACTACAGGAGATAATAATGCATCTATTGGAGAGGGTTCAGGTACTAATGTTACAACAGGTTCTAACAATACTCTTTTAGGATATGTTGCAGGTACAGATGCTGTAAGAAATGTTACAACAGGAAGTAATAATATTGTAATAGGTAATAATTCATCTGCAACTGCTCATATTAAAATTGATTGGACAGTAACTTCAGATTTAAGAGATAAAACTGAGATAAAAAATGTTGTTCATGGTTTAGATTTTGTTAATCAAATAACACCAATTGAATATAGATTTAAAAAATCAAGAGAAGATGACACTCCCACTGGTTATAAAAAATATGGTTTTAAAGCACAAGAGATATTAGAACTAGAGGGAGATAATCCTGTTATTATTAATAATGAAGATAAAGAAAATTTAAAACTAACTAATGCTCATTTAGTACCAGTATTAGTTAATGCTATAAAAGAATTGACAAAAAGAATAAAAGATTTAGAAGATAAAGAATAAACGAAAGGAATATAATGCTTAATACATACGTTGTAGAAGGTGGTGTTGGTAAGTGTACCGCATTCACTGCTTTACTACCTAAATTAAAAAAGAAGTCAGAGGTGCAAATTTATACACCTTACATTGGTTGCTTTGCAAGTAATCCAGATGTTAAACTAGCTTTAGAATCTACATTACCGTTACAAGATCCAAGGATCATGGCGTCTGATAATATATTTTATTGTGAGCCATACAAATCAAATTTTCAATTTGGTAAACAACATATTATTGAAAGTTACTGTGAACATCACGGAGTAGATTTTAATCGATCTATGTCACCTAAATTATATACAGAACAACACAAAGCATCTGTTACTAAATGGTTAGGAGATAATAATATTGGTAAATACATAATGATTCAATTTAGTGGTGGTCAAGCTAAATGGAGTTATGGAGACAATGTTCAATATACAAACATCAATCCAAATAGAAATTATCAACCATATCTTGCTCAACAAGTAGTTAATATGTTGCAAGAAGAATATCCTGATACAACAATTATTAACTGTGTTTTACCGAATGAACCACATTATCAAGGCACAATTAGATGTGATTTACATTGGGCCCAGATCCATGAAATGTTAAAAGGATCTGAAGGGTTCGTTAGTATAGATAGTTGTCTACAGCATTTTTCAGCATCGGCCAAGACTCACGGAGTTGTTATTTGGGGTAGTACACGTTGGACACAATTTGGTTATTCTCACAATAAAAACATGCATTTTCATATGAAAAAAGACTGGGATGAATCTAAATTTGTTGATAGCGATCCAAGAAATAATATGGTAGAACCTCAATTAATTATTGATAATTTTAAAAAATTAGATAAAACTAAAACTGTTGCATGTGCAACAAAATAAGGAGAAAACATTATGAGTGAAGTAAGAAACGCTGAACAATTAGCACAAGACTTTACAGCTATGGGTCATTCTGTAGAATTAATTAATGGTATCATTGATGGTTCTAAAATGGCTGATGAATCAGCTGTTGAAAGACAAGGTGCAGTTGACAGAAATGTTGAACACCTGGAACTTATGGTTGCTAAAACTGATTGGGGAAGTGAAGATATGACTGCCACTAATTCAGCTATAACTGCAGGCAAAGCACACACAGCTAGCTAGGAGTCTAAGCAATGGCTTTTGGTATAAACGCTTTCGCACAAAGTGCGTTTTCATCATTAGTCAATAATAATAGTTCGCCTATATTGACTGGTATTCCTCTTGCTATGCAAGAAGGAACTCCAACGGTCACTGCCGATGCTAATGTAAATGTTACTGGTATAGCTCTTGCTATGCAAGAAGGTAACGCAACTGTTATTGGAAGTGCTGTAGTTGATTTAACTGGAATTGGTTTTGCAGCAACATTAGGAACAGCAAATGTTGTTATATGGACACAAGTTCCAACAGGACCTGTACAAACATTCACACCAGTTAACACGGGAGCAATACAAATCTATACTGAAGTTAATACAGGGAATGCACCTACTTCAGGTTATTATCCAGTGTCTTAATAAATTGACACTGCCAAACAAATTTAATATCATGTGCTAATTTAGGAATTTAAAATATGGCTAATACCACAACAACTAGTTTAAAACTTACTGTTCAAGCAACAGGAGATAACTCTGGAACATGGGGTCAAATTACTAATACTAATTTACAAATTTTAGAACAAGCAATAGGTGGATATGATGCAGTTGGAATTACTTCAGGTGCAACCTTATCTTTTACTAATGGAACTTTATCAAATGGTAAAAACCAAGTATTAAAACTAACAGGAACTATAACAGCAAACAGATCTGTTGTTATTCCAGATTCAATTGAAAAAACTTATATTGTAGAAAATGCTACAACAGGAGCACATACTGTAACTTTTAAAACAAGTTCGGGATCAGGTGTTACTTTTAGTTCAACTGATAAAGGTAAAAAAATATTATATTCGGATGGAACTAATGTTTTAGAAGGTGTCACTTCAGTAGGAAATTTAACTACAGGTAGTGTTACAGCTACTGGTAACATAACTACTACTGGTACTATAACTTCTACAGGAGCAGTTTCAGGTCCTTTAAATGCAGATAACTTAACTAGCGGAACAGTGCCCGATGCTCGTATTACAGGAGCTTATACAGGGGTAACTGCTCTTACAATTACAAATGCTAGTAACTTAGACAATTTAAAATTAGAGTCAACAGATGCTGATGCAAATGCTGGACCTAATCTAAACCTTTATCGTAATTCTGCTTCACCTGCTGATAATGATTTATTAGGAGCTATGAGATTTGAAGGTCGTAATGATAACTCTCAAGATGTAATATATTCTGCGTTAACAACAAAAGCTACTGATGTATCAGATGGTACAGAAGATGGTCAGTTAGACGTCAATATTATGAATGCAGGTACATTAAGTTCGTTAGCTACATTTAAATCAGGAGAAACAATTCTTAATGACGGAAGTCTTGACCAAGATTTTAGAGTTGAAGGAAATGGTGATGCTAATGCATTTTTTGTAAATGCTGGCACAGATAAGATTGGTATTGGTAAAAACGATCCAGCAGAAAAATTAGATGTTAATGGAACGGTTAAAGCTACAGCTTTTGAAGGTGATGGTTCTGCATTAACAGGTATTAGTGCAGGTTTAGTAAATCTAGGAACAACAAATGTTTCAGCTGCTTCTGCAATTACTGTAACCCTACCTTCTGCATATAAAAAATTCTTTGTTACTTTTGGAGGTCTTCAAATAGCATCGGGTAATGATCTTCACCCTAATCTTCAAGTTGGAATTAGTGGTTCAATAAGCGGATCATCTTTATATAATTTTCAAGGTTTTCAATATAATAGTCCAGGATCTGGAAGTCCAATAGTTACACGTGAAATGATAAATCTTGTTAACACAACTTCTGCTGCTCTAGGTCAAGATTGTCTTCATTCTGCTAATAGTTCTAAAAATTATAACGCACAATTAGAAATAGACACAGGTACATCTTCATCTTTTCCTATTATTAATTTTAATACTTTTTTTAATAATGGTAATACTACAGATAGAAACGGAGTTGCTAGCGGGAGAATACTTTACAGAGATACAACTACAATTGATAGAGTTCAACTGACTACTAGTTCGGGAATAAATTGGGCTGCAAATGGAAGCGTAACAGTTTGGGGATTAAAATAATGAAATATAATTGCATAGATGGAAAACTTGTTGAAATGACGGTTGAAGAAGAAGCAGCATTTGACGCTTCTGTAATTCAAGCACAAGAACAAGAACAAAAAATAAAAGCTGCTCAAGCAGCACAAGAAGCTAAAAAAGCATCTGGTAAACAGAAACTATTAGATTTAGGTCTAACCGAAGAAGAAGTAAACGCCCTTATTGGTAATTAAACAATTCTAGTTTACACTTTATAGTTACAATAAAATGGAGTACATTGTGTAAATGTTACAAAAACTTAATTTCAAACCAGGTTTCAATAAACAAGTCACAGAATCAGGAGCTGAGTCTTCATGGACTGACGGAGATTTTGTTAGGTTTAGATATGGACTACCTGAAAAAATAGGTGGTTGGACACAACTTACATCAAATACTTTACCTGGCGCAGCTAGAGCACAACATTCTTTTGCTAGTTTAGCAGGAGAAAAATATGCAGCTATTGGAACAAATAAAGGTTTGTTTTTATATTATGGAGGAAACTTTTTTGATATTACTCCTTTAGATACAGCTATAACAGGAGCAACTTTTACAGTGACTTCAGGATCAGCTACAGTTACAGTTAACAAATCTAATCATGGTTTAGCAACTGGAGAATATATAACTTTTACAAGTGTAACTATTCCAACAAACTCTGGTTATGCAGTAGCAACTTTTCAAGACAATACTTTTGAAGTTTTAAATTCACAAACAAATACTTTTCAAATTACAATGCCAACAAACTCTGCAGGAGCTAGTAGTGCTACTGGTGCTGCAACAATTAATCCTTACGTAACAGTTGGTCCAGCTGTTCAAACTCCTGGTTATGGTTGGGGAACATCTACATGGGGATCGGGTACTTGGGGTACTCCTAGTACAACTAGTAATGTAGTATTAGATGCAGGTCAATGGTCCTTGGATAATTTTGGTGAAGTTCTTATTGCAACTATTCATAATGGCAAAACATTTACATGGAATGCAGGAGCAACTAATGCAAGAACAGTTAGAGCTTCAACATCAACATCTGGTTTTTCTACATCAGCTAATCCAACAGCAAGTAGATTTACTTTAGTGTCTGACAGAGACAGACATGTATTTCATTTTGGAACAGAAACAACTATTGGAACTCTTTCAACACAAGATCCAATGTTTATTAGATTCTCGGATCAAGAAAATCTAAACGACTATTCTCCAACAGCAACAAATACTTCTGGTACTTTTAGATTAGATACAGGTAATGAAATTAGAGGAGCTGTTCAAGGTAAAGATTATACTCTTGTTCTTACCGACAATGCTGCTTATGTCATACAATTTGTTGGAGCACCTTTTACATTTAGTGTAAGGCAAGTAGGTACTAACTGTGGTTTAATTGGACAAAACGCTTTAAGTTATTCTAATGGTAGAATTTTTTGGATGTCAGGTGAAGGCGGTTTTTTTGTGTATGATGGTACAGTTAAAATGCTACCATGTCTTGTTGAGGATTTTGTATTTACAACAGGAGGGGACAACTTAGGAATTAATTATAGCGCTGCAAGAGTAACTTATGCAGAACACAATAGTTTATATAACGAAGTTAGTTGGTTCTACCCTAAAAACGGATCTAACCAAATAGATAGATGTGTTACATTTAATTACGGAGAAAACTGTTGGACAACTAGTTCTCTTGCAAGAACTACTTATGCCGATCAAGGAGTATTTGATTTACCTTATGCAACAGAATATAATTTAACAGCAACTCCTGTATTTAACATACAAGGAATTACAAACTTATCTGGTGCTTCTTTGTATTATGAACATGAAAAAGGAACTGACCAAGTAAACAGTTCTGGAACTACTTCTATAAACTCATTTATTAGATCAGGTGATTTCGATATAACAGGTAATAAAGGTTCTATTGATTATAGAGGAGATGGTGAATTTTTTATGTCTGTGAAAAGATTTATACCAGATTACCAATTAATAACTGGTAACTCAAAAGTAACATTGTTTATAAACGATTATCCAAACAACACGGCTACAAGCTCACCTCTTGGTCCCTTTACAGTAACTTCATCGACTGATAAGATAGACACTAGAGCAAGAGGAAGACTGGTATCTCTTAAAATAGAAAATGACGCCGTAGGTGAAACTTGGCGTTATGGTACATTTAGACTTGATGCAAAACCAGATGGACGTAGATAATGGCTAAGATAAGTGCTTATATACCTGAGCCTCAAGAAGAATATAGTTCTGAGAACCAAAGACAAATTATAGAATCTATTGATACTGTAAAAAATCAACTTAATTTTGCTTTTCAACAAGACTTAAAACAAGAGCAAGATATATTTAATTACTTTATGTCATGACAATACAATACAAAAGCGCTACATTTAATTTAACATCTACTAATGCAACAACAGTGTTGTCTATATCAACATCAGCAATCGCTATTGTTAGAACTGTTCAAGCGGTCCATGATACAGCAAGTAATGTAAATGCACATTTGATATTAAAAAAAGCAGGTGCATCAGATGTTAAAATAGCTTATAAAGAAATTAATAAAGATACAGATAGTATGTTAACAGGACCATTAAACTTAGAAGCAGGAGATGCTATTAAGATGCAGGCAGGAACTGCAAATGAAATAACAGGCTCTGTTAGTTATGCTTTAATAGATAGATCACAGGAGAATGGATAATGTCAGATGATTTACTTAAAATAAATTGTACAACTACCGTTGTAATACGAAATACAAAAACCGAACGTGTTTATGTGAGTAAAGAAGAGAAAGACACCGATGTTGCTGATCCTAATACAGATACAACTATTGACGATATTGCAGAAGATGTTACAGTAGAAATATCTCCAAAAGGACTAGAAGCATTAAAGAAAGTAATGAACCAAAACAATGAATCAAACACCTAAAGGTGGAACAGAGTTACAACTAGGGTTTTTAAATAAATATGTAGATGAGAGTCTACTAAATAAAGTTTCTATTTGTACATCGGTCCCTGAAAAAATACCTCTTAGTAAAGATAAGATAAACATCTTATGGCAAAAGAATTCATATGATCAACCGAATCTTGCACCATGGTTCACGGACCACGGCAATCACAAGAAGTATGACTGGTATGTATTCAACAGTCATTGGACATTTGAAAAATTTAGAATAGCTTTTGATCTACCCACAGAAAAATGTGTAGTTATAAAAAATGGTATAGAAAAAATAGAATCAACTAAACCTTACAAAAAAGGTCAACCTATAAAAATTATACATCAAAACACACCTTGGAGAGGATTAAATGTTTTATTAGGTGCAATGCAATTAGTTAAGAACCCTTTAATTACTTTAGATGTTTATTCTTCAACAGAAGTTTATGGTAAAGAATTTCATAAAGCTAATCATAAGTTCTATGAAACATTATATGAGCAAGCTGAAACACTACCTAATGTAAATTATATCGGTTATAAATCTAATGAGTATATTAGAGAACACATTAAAGATTATCAAATGTATGCTTATCCTAGTATATGGGAAGAAACTTCTTGTATATCATTATTAGAATGTATGGCAGGGGGTTTGTATTGTATTACAACTAATCTAGGTGCATTGTTTGAAACAGGAGCTGAGTTTCCAATCTATGTTCCATACTTAACAGATTATAAACAATTAGCTAAAAAGTTTGCAAATGCAATAGAAGCTGCAGCAGTAACTTTAGATAATAAAATTATACAAGAACATTTACAATTTCAATCAAAGTACACTAATCAATATTACAACTGGAATAAACAAGCCATGGCTTGGACTAACTTTTTAAAAGGAGCAATCGATGCAAAATAATGAACCCATATGGTTTGGAGAAGAATCGGATACTGTAGAAATAAATTTAGGTGGTCAGCCTAAATATAAAATTATGGTTTGTACACCTTGTCATAGTGATGTTTCAATGCATTACTGTCAATCTGTATTAATGTTCCAACAACAATGTCTAAAGAAAAATATACTAGTTAGTTTTACAATGTTAAAATCATCATTAGTGACACAAGGTAGAAACTTATGTGTATCTGATTTCTTGAATCACGAACATAACTATGAGCATCTATTGTTTATAGACTCTGACATAGACTTTGATTTTGATACCATTATGAAAATGATAGAAGCTGACAAAGATATTATTGCCTGTCCTTATCCTATGAAAAACTATGATGTAGATAAAGCATGGAAAAGATTAAAAGAAACAGACATGGTTAAGACTAAAGAAGACTTACTAGCCAATGGTCTTATGTATCCAATGAAAGTAAAAGACAAAAAGAACATAAAAGTAGATAATGGTATTATAGAAGTGACTCATGCTCCTACTGGATGCATGTTAATTAAGAGAAATGTACTAGAGAAAATGATTAAAAAGCACCCTGAATTAGAGATATTTCAACCAACAATTATTAACGGAAAAGAAATAAAAAGGAAGAATTTTTTTAATTTATTTGATACACTACATGACGTAAAAACCAAAAGATATTTTGGTGAAGATTTTGGATTCTGTCAAAGGTGGACCGACATGGACGGTAAAGTACACGCTCTTATAACTGAATACATAACCCATGTTGGGGAGTATCAATACAAAGGTCGTTTCTTTGATGAATTACTAAGTCTTAAACATATTGACGACGTAGAAAAAACCAAATAAAATAACACTATGGCCATAACAAAAGCACAACAAGCTAGACAACTTTATAAAAACGGTGGATCTATGGAAGACATAGGTTTCAGTATTGCTAAACCATCTAAAAATGGTTCAAGACCAGGTTATAGAAGAAGTAATTATGATGATTCTGGTGGAGGGTTTGATGGTCCAAATACAGGAAAATCAAAAGGTCCAGATACAAAAAATGATGGTAATGAAGTAATAGAACGTAATAAACGTGATAAAGCACGTGGAAAAATAGCAAAAGAAATTCAAAAACCTACTAGTCTAAGAAAAAAAATAAGAAGAAACCCTATATATCAAACACTTTCTTTTTTAAAAAATCCTTTTATGTTTGGAATTGATAAAATAATGGATAAAAGAAAAGGTAAAAAAATTAATGAACTTTTTAATATACCTGAAGACATAGACTATCTAAGTTCAGACATGGGTTTTGTAAACTCTTTGAACAAACCTAAAGAAACAGTTGAAAGAGAGAGAGATAATTTTATTAATACCATGGCAAACAATAATCCTGTTTATGATGAAGAGTTTACTCCATACGAAGGTGGTGAAATTGCAAAACTAATAGCTGAAAGAAATAAAGAAGAAGCTTATAGATTTTTTGCAAATGGTGGCAGAGCTGCTTTTCAAGAAGGTGGTGGAATATTTCCAAGAATAGATAAACTAGGAAACAAAGTATCTTCTGCTGAAGAAGAATTAGCAAATATTAGTCAAAGATTAGATACAGCACAATCTTCTTTAGGTGGACAAGGTGGACAAAATAGCGGAGGAGGGATTATGGATAATTCTATTTTACCTGACACACCTTTTCCTAATGTTGCTGAAGCTAACGGAGGAGGAGGGATTATGAATAATTCTATTTTACCTGACACACCTTTTCCTAATGTTGCTGAACCTGCTGAAGTTTCACCTTTNCCAGGTATTGAACCAGTTTCTAATGAGGGTNTTGATGGACAAACTGATTCTAGTTACAATCAAAATTTTAATAATATATTNACTGCACCAAGTCNAGGAGGTGGAGNAATTCTTGGACCAAATATAGGATCAAATAATCCTGCAGGACCAACGCCTCCANCAATGGAAGAAGTTCCATACAATATGGGTCAACCAGCAACACCACCACAATTTTCTGGTCCAAGACCTGCAGTTGATTTACCTGGAGGTATGCCAAGCAATCCCCCAGTGCCTCTTCAAACTGATCTGGGTCAGTATACAAGACCAATGCCGTTTGAATTACAAGGACCTGGAACAGGAAACGCACCACCAATGACAAACCTTTCTAATTCTCAAATTGATGGTACAAACTCAATACCAAGACCTGGAACATCAATAGGAGATTATTTAAATTCAGGAGTACCAATATCAGGAGGTAGACCAATGCCGCCAGGAATAAATTTTTTTCAAGGTCCTATAAATCAAGGTAGTGGAATGAATCTAGGAGGTGGCCAAGAATTACCACCTGGTGCTGGTGGTGGTCCAAGAATTCCTCAACCTACAATTACACCTGGACAAAATTCAGGTCAAATTAGTCCATTGCAAACTGCTATTTCTGGTGGTGGTTTAAATGGTCTAGCTGGTTATGGTAAACCAGCAAACATGATGGCTCAAAGAATACCTGAAACGATGGATCCAAGAGGTCTTACACAAGAACAAATGATGATGATGAATAGAGGTGGTTTTGCTGAAGGCGGGATGCCTGGATACGAAGGTGGGATCATGGACATTGAAACAGGAAGACAACAATATTTTTTAGGTAAACTAGTTAAGAAAGCTAAAAGAGCAATTGGTAAAATTACTAAATCTAAAGCCGGTAAAGCTGCTTTATTAGGATTAGGTGCTTATGGTTTTAAGAAATTCGGAGGATTTGAAGGAATAGGAGAAGGGTTTGGAAAAGGATTTAATTTTCTTAAAGAAGGATATGACAACATAGATATGGACGGTAAAGACAAATTTAGTTTACTTGCTGCAGCTGGTTTAACAGCAGCACCTCTTTTTTTTCAAGATGATGAAAAAGATCCTGATTTTACATCAAACAGAGGACCTGGTTTAAATATAGAAGAACTTAGAAAAAACCCTTATGCTACAATGGGCGGAGCTTATAGATTTTATGCAGACGGTGGAGAAGTAGAACCTGTTGCAAAAGAGACTATGCCTTTATTAGATATGGATAACCAAGAAATGGATTTAAGACAAGAAGGTGGATTTGTGCCTATAGGTCGAATGGAAAAAGCAGATGATGTACCAGCAAGATTATCTAAAAATGAATTTGTATTTACTGCAGATGCTGTTAGAAATGCAGGTGAAGGAGATATAGACAAAGGTGCAGAAGTCATGTATAACATGATGAAAAACCTCGAATCCGGGGGTGAAGTATCTGAGAAATCGCAAGGATTAGATGGCGCTAGAGAAATGTTTCAAACATCACAAAGATTAGAGGAAGTATTATAATGGCTATAACACAAACACAAACTTTACCACCAAAATTCGTAGAAGATTTAGGAACTGATCTTGCAGAACAATTAGTAGGACAAAGCGGTGTTCCTATCGTATCATCTGGAGTAGGTAGTCTTACACAACAAACAGGTGAAACAGCAGAACAATTTGCAGCCAGACAAAAAGCTGCCGAACAATTTGATATTAGAAAACAAAATTTATCAGGACTTGCACCAGGTGTTGCCGGCCAAGATCAATTACAAAAAGATGCACAAGCTTTAGCGCAACAAGGCATTGGTTCTTATCAACCATTTTTACAAGCAGCTCAAGCTGCTTCTGGTCCACAGGCTTTTCAACAATATATGTCGCCGTATCAACAACAAGTTATTGATACAACATTAAACGAATTTGATAGAAGTCAACAAATACAAGAAAAAAAAATTAGAGATAGTGCAATTGCTTCAGGAGCTTTTGGCGGAGGTAGAGAAGGTGTTCAATTAGCAGAGTTTGGTTCAGGTATGGCTAGAGAAAGAGCTGGACTACAAGCAGGACTACAACAACAAGGTTTTCAAGCAGCACAAACTGCAGCACAACAACAGTTTCAAAACCAAAAAGGTTTAGCTTCACTAGTACCAGGTTTACAAAAAGCAGATGTAGCACAATTAGGTACACTAGGTTCAATTAATCAAGCTCAAAAACAAGCAGAGCTAGACGCACAAAGAGAAGCTAATAGACAGGCTACATTCTTACCACAAGAACAGTTACAACAATACGGTGCTCAAGTTACTGGATTGATGGGTGGGTATCCTGGTTCAACACAACAAAGTTTTACACCTAACCCAACACCTTTACAAACTGCTCTTGGTATTGGTACGACATTAGGTGGACTATATTTAGGAAGCAGATAATGAACAGGACTTTAAAAAGACCAATGTTTAGAATGGGTGGTTCAGCAGGAACTGGTATTACATCAGGATTAGAACAACCAAGAAAACAATACGACGAAGGTGGCCTTTCTGAAAGTTTGAATCCTTATATTAAAGATTTAAATGAAATTTATAGAAAACAAGGAGCAGTTCCTAAACAATCACCATTAGGTGCTGGAACATTACCAGGGTTTTTAACTAGCTTTGGTTTAAATTTAGCTTCTGCTACACCATCAGGAAATATATTTTCTACAGCTGCGGGAGCAGCTCAAGATCCTTTTAAAAAGTTTCAAGCAGGAGCAGCTACAAGATCAGCTGAACAAGCTGCTATAAAAAGAGACACTATCAATAAAGCAATTACTATGAAAGATGCAGAAGATACAAGACAAGCTTCACTACAAAAAACACAATCATTAATTGATGCGGATATTGCAGCGTTAGATCAAGAACATGCAAATGAAATAGAAACAATAAAATTAGAAGCTAATCTTGGAACAGGTGATGCTACAACATATGCTAAAAAACAAGCAGCACAAGCTTTTGAAGCAACTTTTACACCTGAATTACAAAAATTAAATGGATTAATAAATGAAACAGAAGATCCAGATTTAAGATCTGGTTACGAAGAACAAAAAAAAGGTCTATTAAATAAAATTATAAGAGGTCAACAAGCTATTTATTTAGGCCAACAAACTGATACAGAATTTAACAGAGAGATAATATCTGCTATGTTAAAAGGTGCAGCTCAAGCGGGTGAAATAGATCCTTCAGATCCAGAAGGTATTAAAAACTTTTTTAATGTAATAGCTACAATCTTTCCAAACTATAAAGAAATACTGGGTCCTGATTTTCAATTACCGGGAATGGCCGATGGCGGCAGAGCTGGTTATCAAGCAGGAGGTTTAACTGACCCAATGAGTGCTGTTCAAGAAAATGCTCAAACGCAAGATCTAGGCTACACTGAACTAAGATCTAGGCTACCTGCCTCTATTGAAGATGACGTTGTAAATATTTTAGCAACTAGTAAAATGGCACTATTAGATTTTGCAAATATTAGAGATCAACAAGATGTTGATGAATTTAACCAAAGATACAATCTAAATTTGACAATACCACAGGAGGGGTAGTATGGACCCTTTTAAGAAAAAAGACCCTCAAGTAGAAGCGGATGAGCTTCGAGAAATAATCAGAGATACTTTAAATAAAAAAAAGAAACCTGTAAAATTTACTTGGAAAGGTTTAGCTGATCTTTCTACTTCAATGTTTTCTACAAATCCGTTTGATCCTAGAAAAATAGAAAGACTAAAAGAAATTCAGGTAGGATCTAAAGCAAAAGAAAAAGACTATATAGATTTTTTCGAAGACATAGAAAAAGGTCTTGCAGGAGGTGTTCAAGATTTAGGCTATGCGGTTGGTGATTTATTAACTTCAGGTATTGATGCAATAGCAAGTTTAGGTGGTAAAGAAACAGAGTTGACAGAAAAGCTTACAGAGATTTATGAAGAAAATAAAATAAAAGATCCAGAGACGTTAACAGGTTCTGTTACAAAAGTATTGACGCAATATGGTATTCCAGGAGGAGCTTCTTTTAAAGTTTTAAATAGAGTTAAACTATTACAAAGAAGTAGAAGACTAGCAGCTACAGGAACAACGTTACAAAAAGGATCTCAAATTGCTAAAAGAGCTGGGTATATGGCAACTGCATTTGCAGCTACTGACTTTATAGCATCGGAACCTGATAAAGAAACTTTGTTTGTAAAAGAAGAAAAAACAGATGGTTTAAAAGGCAGTGATTTAGCAATAGCTAGATTAAAAAATAGAGTAAGATTTGCTGCCGATGGTGCTTTATTAGGTGGGGGTTTTTCTTTAATAGGCAAGCCTTTAGCTCTTGGATTTAAATACGGTATTTTTAAACCGGGTGCAAAAGTAGCAGGCATTGGATTAAAAGCAATTGACAAGGTTGTTGTATCACCGCTCACGTACATTGGAGCACGGGCCATTCCCGCTCCTGTAGGTAGAGGTGCTAGAAAAGCAAGTGCCTTTGTAATTAATAAAGCATTGGCACCAATTAGATTAGGCACAGGTGCAAAACAGTTACCTAAGTTTCAAGAATGGAAATTGTTTTCTAGAGATAGTAAGGATCCATTGGAAAGAAGGTTAAAAAAACTTTCTGGTTTTTTAGAAAAGTTTACATCACAAGGTTCATTAACAGGTCTTGGCTATCAAATATCTTCAGAAGCTAAAAGAGAAATAAAAGCACAAAACAAAACTATTTCTAAATATTTAGATTCTTTGGAAAATAAAGCATATAATTTAGCAAAAGACTTTCAAACAAAACATAATACAAAGACCACATCAGAAGCTAGTCAAGATTATTATCTTGATCAAGTTCTTGGTTATTTAAAAGGTAATTTAAAATTAAATGCACTTGCACCCGATTTACAAAATAGTGCGAAAGCAATGAATAGTGAATTGGTTAAAATAAAACAAAATTTTGCTGATTTACTACCTTCCGGAGACTTAAAAGATTTTATGTTAAACAATTTAAAAACTTACATGAGACAATCATTTAGTATTTTTACTAACCCAAACTATCAACCAGATAAAAAAATATATGATGGTGCAGTTAATTGGATATCTAAAAATGTTGTGCAAGGAAATGGAGATTTAAGACGAGAAGCTTTAAAACTAAAAACATCTAAAATGTCAGATAAACAAGCTATAGATGAGTTTGCTGAATCTTTGACAGATAAAATATTAAAAGCAGGAAAACAAGACGGAGCTGATCCTTTGATGGTTTTAAAAAATATATCAGGAAAAGATTTTTTAAGAACAGATAGAATTATTAAAACAGGAGAAGAGTTACCTGATGCTATTAAAAAACTATTGGGACCAGAAAACAATTTAAAAGCTTCTGTGTTAACCACAACTTCTCATGCAATAACTCATGCAGTAAATAAAAAATCTTTTGATAAATTAGCTAAAATAGGATTAGATGAAGGTTGGTTATTTTCAAGTAAGTCTTCTGCTGATGCTAAAAGATATTTTGATGCGGAACAAATAGGAGACATAAAAAGTTTAGGTATACTAAAAAGTAACATGTCTAAAGTATTTGCAACTCCAGAATTAACTCAAGTGTTTAGACAAACAAGAAAAGGCTTAGATACTTGGATACAAAACGGAGTTTATAGAAATATACTACAACTAAAAGTAGCTGCTCAGTACGGTAAAACTGTATTGTCTCCGGTAACTCAAGTGCGTAACGTAAGCTCTGCTAGTTTATTTCCATTAGCCAACGGTCATATTGGTGGAAGAGCTTCTGTGTCGGAAGCATTGAAAATGACTGTCGATGATATTTTTGGAGCCGGGAAAGTAATTGATGAACAAGCATTTATTAAAAATGTAGAAGACAAAGTTAGATTAGGTGTTTTAGATGAAAACATTGTAGCTTCAGAATTAAAAGCTGTGCTACAAGAAATAAAAAATACTAAAGGATTGACTAGTTTAGATAAAATTATAAGAGCTTTATCAGATGGTAAATTTGCTTTTGATGACACTGTATTAAAAAAATCAGGGGAAGTAATTACTAAATTTGGTAAAGGCGCTGCAAAAGTTTACGCGGGTGGAGATAATTTATGGAAATGGTATGGACATGAGTATGTAAAATCACAACTACGTGGAATTTATAATAAAACTGAAGACATAGCTAAGTGGTATGATGAAATTGTTGGTAGAAAATTTGACCCTAAAAATACTTTTACAGGAAAATTAAAATCATTTGACGAATCAGTAGATGAAGCTGCAGCTTGGTATATCAGAAACACTTATCCAACATACAGTAAAGTTCCTGAATTTATTCAAGGGATTAGAAAACTACCGTTTGGTAACTTTGTATCTTTCCCAGCTGAAATGTTAAGAACAACATATAATATAGTAGAACTTGGAGCTAAAGAAGCTTCTTCAAACAATCCTAAATTAAGACAAATGGGACTTAGAAGATTGTTAGGAGCATACGTTACGTTAGTAGGAACTGGTGAAGCTGTTAGTAAAACTGCACAAGCTTTAACAGGTGTGACCATGGAAGAAATAGAAGCTTACAAAAGAAGTTTATCTGCACCATGGGAAAAGAGAGCTCAACTTATCCCTATAAATAAATGGAAAGATGGTGTGGGAAAAGCAATAAACTTTTCATACTTTAGTCCATATGAAGTGGTTACAAAACCTATAGAAGCTATGTTTAAAGAATGGCAAGAAGGAACTATAAAAGGTCAAGACGTTGGTACTAAATTATTATCTCAAGCTTTCGGACAAGACGGTCCTGTGAGAACTTTATTAGATCCTTTTATAACTCAATCTATCGCACTAGAAAGATTTACAGATGTCTTACCTGCAGAAATAGGTCTTGGTAATAGAGGAGGTATTACAAAAACAGGATCAAAAGTATATTCTGATACAGATAACGCAGGCGATAAAATTTCTAAAAGTTTTGCACATATATTAAAAGGTCTAGAGCCTGGCGCTGTTACAACAGGTAGAAAAGTATTACAAGGAGCTCAAGAAGATATATCTAGAGGAGGAACTCCTGCAAATTTAAGAGATGAACTTTTAGCATTATTATCAGGAGTTAGAATTCTAAACATAAATGTGCCAAAGACAATGCAGTATAAGGTTACAGAATACAACAGGAATAAAAGAAGTGTTACGGCTACTGAAAAGTTTTTTAGTCTACAAGACTTTAGAGAAAGAGGACCTGAAGCAATGGCACAAGAATTTAGAGACATTCAAGAAGAAAATTTAAAAGTTAATAAAGAGTTTTATCAAGTCTTACAAGACGCTCAAAAAATGGGTGTTGATTCTAAAGAATTAAAAAAACTTATGAGAGGTAGAGGACTTTCGGCAAAAAATGCAAACTATTTAATAAAAGGAAAAAACATACCTTACACTGGCTATGATGGTCGTATGAAAAAAAGAGTTGATGATGCTAAAAAAATAGCAAAAGACAGAGAAGAAGAAATAAACAAAAATTATTTTTATCCTAAAAGACTATTTAAAGAAATTTTAAGAGAGTTTAAAAAAAGATCTCTAATACCTGAAGATCAACAACCTGGTATAATAGATAAAGGTTTAGATGCTGTCAGAGATCTGTTCAGTAAAAGATCACAACCTGCGGCAGTACAACAGGCTAAAATACAAACACCACCTTTACCAAGCACACCTGCGCCTAAAATTAATAAACAAACAGCACAAAACATCAATCCTCAAACAGGGTTGACAAGAACACAGAGTGCATTACTATCTCCCGAAGAACAAGTTATTGCGAGACGAACATGATGATAAATAAAATTAAAAGTTTGGGCGGTGTGATAGGCAAGTCCTATCGGGTTTTTATTGTAGCGGGGGTTACAATATAATGACTAGAAAATCTGCATTACAAAAAATAGACGAGCATGAAAAGCTTTGTCGAATTATGCAGAAACAAACTTTTGAACAAATTAAAGAAGTTAAACAGAGACTTGAGCGTATGGAGAAGATGATAGTAGGAGGAGCCTTTGGAATAATAGTTGCTCTCTTATTAAATATGCTTAAATAATTATGCAATTATCAAAACATTTTACTCTTGAAGAGATGACACGTAGCATGACTGCTGCTCGTAAAGGGATTAACAACATCCCAGGGCCTGGAGAGATAAAAAATTTAGGAGATCTATGTTACGAGGTCTTAGAGCCTGTTAGAGCACACTTCGACAAAGCTATAAGTATTAGTTCAGGATACCGCTCAGAAGCACTGTGTGAGGCTATAGGGAGCAAAAAAACATCACAACATGCTCTTGGTTGCGCAGCAGACTTTGAAATTAATGGAGTTTCAAATATTCAGGTTGCTTATTGGCTAACTAACAATGTTGACTTTGATCAATGCATTCTCGAGTATTATAAACCAGAAGATGATCAAGCAGGATGGATTCATGTATCTTATAATGAGCAAGGATCTAATAGAAAACAAATACTTACCTTCGATGGTAAAAAATATACCGAAGGTTTACCAGAAATGAAATGGTCCGGCGGTAAAGTCGTAAGTTAAATCCAATCTTTTAATTCTTCACCTAATACTTCAGACGCTATATTTATTTTCTTTCTTAACGCCTCTACTATTTTTTCATCAATAGTATCTTCAGCAATAATATCTATGTAAGTCACAGCTTTTTTTTGACCTATTCTGTGTGCTCTGTCTTCTGATTGTAATCTTTTCTCCAAATCATAACCATTAGAATAATAGATAACAGTATTAGCTTGAGTCAATGTAATACCATAACCACCAGTTTGAGGGGTGCCTATAATAAACCTACACTCTGGATCATTTTGAAAACGTCTAATATTTTCTTGTCTAACTTCTTGTGGAGTCAAACCATAATAATGAACATAAGATTGTTTACCAAATTTTTTAGTTATCTTTTGTATAATATCACCTACACTAAATTGGTAGTTTGCCCATATAATTACTTTGCCCTCTGTTTCTTCTAATATAGACATCAATTCATTCATTCTATTACTTTCTACTTCTTGAATAGAACCATCATCAGCAGTTACATAACCACATGTAATTTGATGAAGTCTCATTAATTGAGTAAGGACACTGACTGTTGTAGTTACTTTTTTATTTAAAACAGCTATTGCTGCTTTTTTCATCTGTTCATACACTTTCTTTTGATCAGGGGTCAAGGTTATATGTCTTTTAATAAAGTTTTTTGGAGGTAGATCTAAACAATCTTCTTTTAATACTCTGTAAGAAAATTGTTTCACAGTGTCAGATAACTCTCCTAAGTTTTGAAATTTATCTATTACTTGAATAGATCTTCCACTTACATGCATTGTTTTCATTTCAGCGTAACGATTACGAAACGCGTAGTAAGAAGAAAAGTCCAATAACCACGGATCAAGGAACTCACATTGAGTGTATAAGTCAAGTGGGTTTTTAGTAATAGGAGAACCGGTCATAATTCTTTTGTACTTAGCATTAATACCTATTTTAATTATATTTTTAGTACGTCTAGCAGTAGGTGTTTTAATTGTAGTAGACTCATCAATAGCCATCATAGTTTTATGTGAGTTAATAAATTTAGTTGCAAACTTTACACCTTTCTCTGTAGAGAAAGCTTCTACATTCATAATTAAAATATGTAGTGCGGTGTCTATTTCAAATAAAGAATCTAGTTTTTCTTGTTGTCCCTTTGTAATATTTGCTTGCCACAATACAGAAACATTTTCTATATGGTTTGGTAAGTGTATGGGTAGTTCTTGTTCGTACCAAGTTTTAACAACACCTTTAGGTGCAATAATTAAAGCACCATCTATTTTGCCTTTGTCATATAACATAGCAAGATTGTCTATTAATACTTTTGTTTTACCTGTACCCATTTCCATAAAGTAAGCATAGTTTTCTTTGTTCCAAGATTTTTCTAATGCAGTTATTTGATGTGCGTAAGGTTTTGTCTTAAATTTATAATCCATAATTTTTCTTCTTTCTACTTGACAAGGTAACATTTATAATTATATTGTCAAGTATGAAAGAAAATACAGTTTATGTAATACAAGAAGTTGCCGGAACACAAGCAGGTAATCCAAAAATAAATATTATGGGTGCTTCTAAATATGGTGGCTTTAAATTTTTATTACCAGAATTTTCTCAAATAATTTTTTCTCCTGGTCCGTTGATTTACAAATTAAGACAAGGGTTAAAAAATTATAATGATGGAGATCATTTGTTACTAACAGGAGATCCTGCAATCATAGGTGTTGCATGTTCTATTGTTTCCGATATTACAAATGGAAAATACAATCTATTGAAGTGGGATAAACAGGAAAGAAGATATTATCCCATAGAGATTAATTTATACGAGAAAGGAGAAATTAATGATTGATTTTGAAAAAGACCAACAAGACGCAATGAAAAAAACTGAAAACATTCAGTCTCTTGCGGATCAAGTAAGTAGGTTAGAAGGACTGTCTTCTGAAATGGAAGATTTAGAGGGAAGATTAAAATTATTAAAAAAGAAAAAAGATCATATATCTGGTGAAGTAATACCAACTATGATGAGTGAAATGGGTCTAGCAGAATTAAAACTACAAGATGGATCACATTTAAAAGTTTCTACGTCGTATCGTGCTACTATAACAGAAGCAAATAAAGAAACGGCGTTTAACTGGCTTCGTAACAATGGATTAGGTGATATTATTAAGAACGAGATCTTGGTATCATTTGGTCGTAACGAGGATAACAAGGCAGCAGATTATGCTGACCTTGCAAAAGGTCAAGGGTTCCAACCGACACAAAAGATGAAGGTTGAGCCCATGACCTTAAAAGCGTTAGTCCGTGAGCGTATTGAGGCAGGTAAAGAAATGCCAACGGAAATCTTTGGGGTATTCTCAGAGAATAAAACAACAATAAAAAGGAACAAGTAACATGAACCAAGTAGCAGAAAAAAAAGAAGGCGCATTAGCAACATTTGATATGGAAGCTGATGCAGCACAAGGCGCTCAAAATATATCGCAAGAAGATCTTGCGTTGCCTTTCTTAAAAATTTTGGGCCAACTATCTCCAGAAGTCAACAAGACTCATGGAAAATATGTCAAAGACGCAGAGCCTGGCAAAATAATAAACACTGTAACTAATACATTGTATGACAGTTTAAATGTTGTACCTTGTCATTATAAAAGGCAGTACATTGAATGGCAAGACAGAGGTCAGAGTACTGGCGCACCTGTTGCAATGCACGATGCAGACAGTGACATTGTAAGTCAAACAACTAGAGGTAAAGATTATAAAGACAGATTACCAAATGGTAATTATCTTGATAATACCGCTAGCCACTTTGTATTGACTCTTGATGACAATCCACAAACAGCTTTGATTTCTATGAAGTCTACTCAACTTAAAGTTAGTAGAAAATGGAACTCAATGATGATGGGTTTAAAGTTGCAGGGTAAAAACGGCTTGTTCACGCCGCCTACTTATAGCCACATTTATAAACTATCAACCGTTCAGATGTCTAATGACAAAGGAACATGGTTTGGTTGGGATGTATCTAAGGTTAG